GCGGGCGATATGGTCGAGGATCTGACTGAGAGCCTCGATGAACACATTGGCGATCAGTGGTACGTCGATGGCAATCTGGCTGGCAACGAAAACTCGCTGCACGGCTTTGAGTCCATGATGGGCATCGATGGTTCGGTAAACATTTCGACCGGCGCGCAGGAATCGTCAGCGCGTGCTGCCGACTTGTACGGCTGGGCATCCGATACCTATGCCAACCTGACAACCGGCCTGGGCGACTACGGCGGATCGCAGACTTCCGGCGTTTGGCCCGATGGTCAGGCGCAACCGGCATACGACTTCTGGTCGCCTGTTGTTGCGAACTACACAAGCACGGCCCTGCCTGGATCGTCTGATACTTGGGCTGCTCAGGGCATTGAGGCTATTCGCGCGTTGCAGATTGCCGTTCACCGTAACGGTGGTCAGAACAATGCCGCCGACTTCGGCGTACTTGATCGTTCGCTGTATCGCGACTTGCTTAATCTGCTCGACGACAAAGAGCGGGTCTTGGTAACGAACGATGCCGGTCTTCGCAGCTTCGGCTTCAAGAACGTCGTCGAAATCGACGGTGTTGAGTGGACGCACGATTATGGCGTTCCGGTCAATGTTGGCTATGTGTTCAACGTAGACCAGATGGACGTTCGTTCGATGCAGGCTACCTTCCTCAACTCGGACGAAAACGAGTGGGACATCGATAGCCAATCCATGAAGTACGTCGTGGACTGCTTGGCGAACATCAAATTCAAGTCACCTCGCAACTTCGGTAAGTTGCAGAATATTGCGTAATCCGTTTAATCGTTAACGAGTATGTAGCTCGCAGGAGTTAAAAATGTCAGACACATCCCCGCCGCCCCTGGCCCCAGGCGAGTTCTTTGATTCTTCTGCCAGTCACGATGGCGAACAATTCGAGGGTCGGGAATTTGTATTTGCCGACGTTAATGAAACGACCGGCGCGAAGCGATCCTACAAGGACGTTGTTCGCCGCATCGTCAAGAACAGCAGCGGATCTGCCCTAAGAGGAAAGCGGTGCGTCGTACTGAACGGCGCTGGCACGGAGATTACCGGCTATTCCCGAAGAGGTTCAGCCGTTGCCGGTGCGCAGATATGCTTCCCGCTCGATGAATACCTCCCCTCTGCCGGACTTGGCAATGGTGACTGGGGATACGTTGTCGTTCAGGGCAATGCGATTTGCCTGACTGGTGCTACAGGAAGCGAAGCAACCAGCATACCAGCAGGGACTCCGCTGATTGCCATCACTGCTACTACGGCGGAAGAAACCTCCACCGCTGCGGCCAATGCCGGTCGCCTCGTGAAGAAGATTAGTAGCGGCGATCAAGGTGCGACCAGGGCGCTCAACTTGCTGGCCCAAGTCGGTGCTGCAATGACCGCAAGCACTACAGATGAAACCGACCAGGACGTTCTTGTTAACGTCGTCAGGAAATCTGGGTTCTACACCGATTATTAAGCCGCCATGCCGTCCGCGCCAGACAAGTTGAAGCAGTTTGAAAATTTCGGCATACACACGCCCGAAAGAGATTTGGCTGTCCTGCGGGACTTATCCTCTTCTCTTTCGGGCGATGTCGTATGTATTCCAGCGCCACGCAGTAATTTTGTAACCGCTCAACTACTGCTGGCGCGGTAGGGGCGGGCCGTTCTTCGGGGCGGCTCGCCCATTTTTGAGAGGAAAAGAATGGAACCTAGAAAGCTAAATGTTTGCTTCGCTTCGTTTCCCTACGGCGGCAACGGTGGAGTGCCAGCCGAACATCCGAGCATTCGGCATTGGTATTTGAATACGATACTTTCGGCTACAGGCAATGAGAGGATCAAGGATGTTTCCTGGTTCGATATAGCCGACACGCCCATCACGATGAGCCGTAATCAGGCGGTGGAACAAGCCAAGAAGCAGGGCGTCGATGTATTGATTATGATCGATTCGGACAATTGGCCCGATCTCCACCTTACGGATCGCCCAGGCGCGAAGCCGTTCTTTTCTTCCAGCTTCGATTTTCTTTACGACCACTACGAGCGCGGGCCGGTTGTTATTGGTGCGCCCTACTGCGGCCCGCCACCTCATCGCAATATCTATGTTTTCCGCTGGGAAAATACCGACGATGATGGTGCAGATGATACATGGAAGCTGGGTCAGTATACCCGCACGGAAGCCAATATGCTGGGCGGTATTCAGGAAGTTGCGGCATTGCCGACCGGCCTGATCATGTACGACATGCGGATATTCGATATTGTCGAGACACCCTACTTCTATTACGAATGGAAGGGCGAAGGCGAAAGGTGCAGGGAGTGCGGGCAGACGTTTTCGCATTACGACGAAAGCCACAACCCAATCCTGGGCGACCGTGCATACAAGGCATCCACGGAAGATGTCACGGCTACCCGCGATATGTCGCAGATCGGCATTGCGAGCCTGGGGTACAATCCGGTGCATTGCAACTGGGATGCCTGGGCCGGTCACCTGAAGGTGGAGAATGTCGGCGCGCCGGTAATGTTCCGCGAAGACCAGATCAACATGAAGCTGAAGCGGGCGTTTGCAAGCGGTCGCCGCGATGAAAAATTGGTTTGCATTGGACATGGTGGCAATGGAAAAAGCTCCTGAACTTCCTGAACTGGACAGTGCAGAAGGCAAGAAATGGTGCGCCGGTCATCCAGGGACGCACTCGCCTGATCTTATAGACCGCAAGGAGTTTCGTAAGGCTAAGGGGAAGGCGGATGGTCTTCGCTCCGAATGTACGGCTTGCGAAAAGGCCAAGACTGCGGATCGAAAGCAGCTTAAGGTTAATGCGAAAAACAAGAAGGTCAAGGAAAAGAAGGAGGAGCGGGTCAACGACTTCCATACAGTCGCAGTGAACGACGGTACGGAAGGCGAAAGCTTTGCTCCCCGCACGACGGAACTGTTGGAAGCGGTCATGGAGGATGTCGGCGGGCTGCGAGAGTTTGCCGGTATCGTCAGCGACCACTTAAAGAACGCACCGGATGGCAGTGTCCAGAAGGGGCGTGCGATTGATGTGATGACTCGCTTGGTGGACAAGCACACCAAATCCGAGGAAGAAGCGGAGCCGCTTGCGGTTAAGGACGAAGGCGATCTTCACCGCATGCTTGAGGAAAAGTTATTACTACTGGCACAGCGGAACGGTCTGCGGATCGTGGTTAATCCAGTGGATGGCACGGATGGCTCAGAACAAGAAAAAACTGAAGGCACAGCAGATAGTCCAGCACCTTCGTAGCACATTCGAGGGTTCTGCTACTACGCAGGAATTGCAAGATGTTGTGCGGCTCGCTGAAGAGATCAATCTCCGCAAGATTGAATCTTTGAGGCTCTATGTACCTACCCTGTACCAGGACGAAGCGCATAAATGCGGGGTGACGAACCGCATCGTTTCCGGTGGCAACCAGTGCGGCAAGTCCCTGTGGGCGGCTGTTGAGGTCGCCCGTGCCGCGCTTGGTCGCGACCCCTACAATAAATACCGCAAGCCGGAAGTCGAGTCCGACTTTATCATCTTCATAGTCGGTTACGATCAAAAGCATGTGGGTCGCCGCCTGCACCGCTATCTCTTTCGTGCCGGTGCGTTCGACATTATCCGCGATCCTAAGACACGGGAATGGCGGGCATTCAATCCACTCAAGGACAAGAAGATTGCCCACCTACGCAAGCCTGCGCCGCCGTTGATTCCGCCACGCATGATCAAATCGATAGCCTGGGCCAATAAAGCTGCCAAGGTCTTCGATAGCGTTACGCTGCACAACGGTGCTGAGATATTCGCCTTTCCATCTAAGGGCGAACCGCCGCAGGGGGATCAGGTCGATCTGTACTGGATTGACGAAGACATCGAATATGATGATTGGGTAGACGAGGCCCACCAGCGTCTTTCAAAGCGCGCCGGACTCTTTATTTGGTCGGCGTTGCCGAAGTCCAAGAACACGGCGCTCATCGACATGATGGAGCTAGCCGAAACGGAAGAGAAAGCAAAGAATCCCAACTGCGTTGCCTACCGCTGGAGCTTTCTCGATAACCCGCATATTGCAGCCGAAGAGAAGGCCAAGCGGGTTAAGGAGCTTTCCGCTCGCGGTCAGGAACACTTGCGGCTGCGTATCTACGGCGATCCCCAGGCCAATCATTGGTTGATGTATCCAGAGTTCTCAATTGATACGCACGGGATAGATCGCGATGAATTGCCCAAGCGGGGCATTCCCCATGATTGGTGTCGCTACAAGATAACCGATCCTGGCCGCACGCGAGCCGGTGTGCTGCTTGCGGCGTTGCCGCCGCCTGACAGCAAGTTCGCTAAAAAGTACGGCAACTGCATTGTTGTCTACGGGGAAGTCATCCTCAAGGACTGCAATGCCGCCAAGTACGCTTCGGCGGTCAAGCGGAAGTGCGGAGACGATATATTCTGGGAGTGGATTATCGATGAACACGGCGGTCGCATTCGGGATATGGGACCGCGCAGCAAGCCGGTCAAGTGGTACTACGCCGATGAGCTAAAGAAAAAGGGTATGCTTTCGCAGTCGATTGGTGCTAACTTTGTTCCTGGCTGCGATGACATCGAAGCTCGCGTTGAGGCGGTTGCATCGTGGCTGACCATCCGCTCAGACGGAACAACCAAGTTGCGGGTGCTGCGGGGGGCATTGCCTGAGTTCCAGCGTGAGATCCGCAAATATCGCAAGAAGGTCGATCAGCGAACCGGCTTGGTCATGGATCGCCCACAGTACGGTCGCATGCAGGAATTGATGAATTGCCTGGAATACTTAGCCGCTCGCAATCCTCGCTATCATCCTCCCGTGCGTAAATCGAGAAAGCCAAAATCTTGGGCGGCTAGAAGGATGGAGGAGAAGAAAAAGAGGAGGGAAGAGAATCGGGAACCTGGACACATTGTCCTTAATTAACTTTGGAGAGACAGATAATGCCTACCGAATCGCCAGTACATGAAAACTCAACGACTCAAACCATTGCGGACATCCAGAAATCCGCCAAGCAAAAAACGGAAGACCTTGCCCGCACATTCGTCATGCCGCCGGTAGATCCAGGCGACGAAGTTCTGTGGTTTCCGCTTGCCGACAGAAACAAGCCGCCGCACATTGCGGTTGTCCGCGCAAACTACCACCAGCAGATCGAGGTGACGACGCGAGGGCCGGTCGGACAGGAATACGATTCGGTTCGCCATGTGGATGATCCGAAGCTGATCCTCAATACGAACTACCGCAAGTTCGGCGCGTGGGACTATACGGACGGCGCAAAAGCGAAAACGAAGAAGGATAAAGACCTGGACGAGCGGCTGACAAAGCTCGAAAAGGCGGTCGAGGAACTTGGCGGCAGAAGACAGGGCAGGTCGAATCGCCCGCAACAATCACGGCAAAACCAGGACGGTAAATAATGCCCGCCGATAAATTCGACGACGCCCAGTTCGATCACGAAATGCTGTCAATCGTTAAGGGCTGGCAGACGCAAATCAACACTGCGCGCAAGTACAAGGAGAAGGCGTTCGGTGATGACGCTGAATGGGCCATGCGCCTGTTCGACGGCAATGATGTCGATAAATACTGGGAAAACAAGATGGCCGCCTTCGAGGGGGCCAAGATGACTCCGCCTGCTTTCTTGGTGCAGGTGAACAAGTTGGCGGAAATCAACCAGCTATTCGGGCCAGCCCTGTATGTCCAGAACCCAACCGTGGTGGTTTCCCACAGTCGTCGTCCTATAGTCGGGCCGGAAATCCTGGAAGGCCAAATGGCCGACCCGATGATTGTCCAGCAGTATCAAATGATGATGCAGCAGCAGGGACTCCGCGATAATCTACTGACATCCGCCGCTGGCATATTCGAGCATTACATTAACTATTCGCAATTCGAGCTAGACAAGAAGCGGCATTGCCGCAAGTGGATCACGGAGGCGATCCTCAAGGGGATGGGGGTCTGCTGGACGGAGCTTTACCAGCCGCCTGGGATGGAATATTCGATGATCGGATCGTTTTACGATACGGTTGATAATCTGATATTCGATCCAGACGCGGATGAGTGGTCTGACATTCGCTGGGTTGCTCGCCGTCGAGTTCAGCATGTCTATGAAATCGAGAAGCGATTCAACATACCCAGGGGGGCGCTGGAGAAATACGCCTACAAGGAATCTGCACACGACAAGGACAGCAAGAAGACGAAAAAGAATGCATCCGACAGGACTCACGGCAAGCAGAACCATCTGCTGGAATACTACGAAATC